TGGCGAGCGTATATGCAATTGTGTCAACACCGTCAAGGCTAACCTTGATATCGGTAGTTGCTAGGTATGGAAAAGTAAAAGAGTAGAGAACGGCAGAACCGTTCCCTACATAGGTATTCTCAGCTAGAGCCATTACGGATTGCCAATTTGGACGAGTTGGTTAATGGCCGTGAATTTGCGTAAGAGTTCGGCATCAGCACCCTGAGAGGAAAGATGCTTCATCGCAATTTCCTTTGAGTTATTTCGGATAGAACGGATGTCTCCGTGAATATCACGCTCTAGGATTACTTTTGCCGCAAATGATCTCCCCTCCTGGGCTCCGCCAGGGTTCTCTTTCCTCAGCTTGTTGAACTTGTTCCAGAGATTGTTAAACCTCTCCGATTTGAAATAAGTTTCAAGCTGTCCCCTTAGATTCCCCTGAGTGTGCATAGCCAAAGAGAGAGCTGATTGCTCCTGAAGTCCTAGATTCACACCTTTGTAGGTCCGATAGGAGTCCTCGGGTTTAATTTCATACCCGACCATCTTTAGCTTTTGCTTGACTTTGTCTTTCGGATCAACAGGTAGGACAGCTCCCGGCCATAGGAACTCATTTAAGAGCGAGGCACCTACATGTGACCAGTAGTCATCTGTTTTACCGAGTGCCGCAACCCGAGGCTGTGGTTTACCTGTGAGTTCGTCGTAAATCGGTGGGAGTCCAACTCCGCCAATGGTGCGTTGCCCTAACTTTGCCATAAACGTTGTGGCATTATTACCATCGTCTCTGCTGGCTTGAAAGAAAGGAGCAAAGTACCCAGCAACTGCGGGGACTACTGTCGGCATGGGTATCGAAGCAATCGTGCTTGCAAAAGCATTGACACGACTCGGGTCCATGTTCTTCACATCCAAAAGCTCAGATGCCTGAAGCAGGCCTTGGTTGAATGACTGATCCACGGTTGCCATACCCATGGCAAAGACCATCTCAGTCATAAACTTGTCATAATCCCCACGAGTCAGGATCTCATCCCTAAAGCCATTAACAGCATCTGCTAGTGGCGTTAAGACCATTGAAAGTAGAGGGATCCGGTTATATGGGATAGCAATGTATCCCGTCTCAGTTCCAGGAGCAGGGACGATGAAGGATTGCCTAGGTTTGTCTTTCTCATTGACGCCGGTTAAGCCACCCATCGCCGCATACAAAACACCAGTCAAAGCTGTCAGTTCGGCTAGTGCAAATGACGACTGAAGCTGAATTCGAGCTGCGTCACCCATCTCCCCGGACATTATTGCCTTGTAACGAGGGAAGAGTGCCTGCATTGCTGCAGTACCACCAACTCTGGTAGTTGCACCAGCTAAGTAGACGCCCCCCCTTTCAAGGGCGTTGTAGGACATCCGAGTAAAGGGTGAGAAGAATTTGAAGATGGCCGACTCATCTGCACCGGCCTTAATGCCTCTAAATCCAGCATCAATGGCATTCCCGAGCATTCCGTTGTCAATAAAGTCTTTATCAAGCGGATCGGGGATATCGTTCTGGAAGGTGCGAGCTCGAGCGATGTATTGAACCTCTGGATCAATAATCTTGCCGTGCTGAACACCTTGTGAGAAGACAAGATTGAAATGCCTATCTACCAGCCGCTTGAGGGTGTCTTTATCACTAAGAAGGCCCATCTGCTGGGCTTCTTGGAAAGCCCTTCCAGTAGCAACCTGAGCAGCTGTGACAGCCTTAGCCCCTTCGTCTTGAGCGACTAACAACCGTTGTGGCATACCCAGAAGGGGATTATTGGCCAGTTGCTCAAGCTTATATGTGATGAACTCACCAAACTTCTCTGACATAGGAGACTTGGCATCGTTCATCGATCGCACCATTTGCATGTGTCGATCTTCAATCTGGGCTGCACGCTCTACATGGGACAGGGTGTTGTCTCCGTAGCGGACGTGGCCATCAAGCAGTGGCTTGTTAGCTTTGAAAGCTCGCCCCATATCGGACAAGGATGAACTCAGATGACTCCAACCTCCGACAAGTTGACCTAAGGCGTATGAGCGCTCTCCACTCCATGCTGATCCAATAGGCTCCCCGACAAGGGACACCAAGTTGGAAACAAGTGAGGTAATCTGAGTCCTCGGTCGAGAGAGGCGGAAGGCGTACCAGATGGTACTAACGGCCTCTTGAAAGTCCTTGTTCCGTGCTTTCTTCAATGCAGCACTGAGGACTGTAGAGTTGGACAGCGCTTCCCTTGGGTCAGAATATGCAATATAGTTGACGTATTGCTTAAGAAGGTTCAGAGAATCTTCATCACCATTCTTTGCTCCTTCCCACATCTCACGCAGGGTCATTCCAGGATCTTCATCAGTCCATCTGACCTTCGTGAGATCTGAAGCGCTCGCCGTATGATATGAGTCAGGAAAAGGCGCTGATTTTGCATTTCGTACATCAGCATCTTTTAATGCCTCAAGAGTCTTGCGCTGCTGTGCATATCCCTCAACGGCCCAGCGACGCTTTGCACGCCGCATTGGAATCAGAAAGAGGTTAGCTGTGTCATGGAGTGACAGCAGGTTTTCAAAAGCCTGCATGAAATCGATGTTTAAATTCTCAAGATTTAGAACATCGCGTGCCTGCTTTTGAATCCTAATCCCTAACTCTTCAGCAACTAAACTTGCAGCAAGGAAGCCCTCCTTTTCTACCTGAAGATACTCAGACATTGCAATCTTGAGTTCGTCAGGAACTGGGCCATCCTTTATTGGGCTGGTAAAGTTCTTAGCAAAACTCTTGGCAATTGTGTCAATATCAGTTTCGAATAGCCCAGAATTGTGCTTCCACCAATCAAGGACACGATCAATCGACTCGCGCATGTCTGTGGGGAAATCCCGCAGCCTCTTGAGCGTTGATGTAGCCTCTTTAAGGACAGTCTGAAGCCCCTCCTCATCCACAACAGCACGCCAATTAGTGAAGTAATGGCGGCCTGCCATGAGTGTGTCATCGGATGCTAGGGCCGATGGTCTGAGGACCTCAGCAGTAAGGGCTACTGGGTTGACACTTGTAGCCTGGGTTGCTGATGGTTCGACATTCCTAGCTTTATTAACGGCTTCAGTAATGAGTTGGCCCTCATCGCCCTCTAAAGACAAATTGAGTGGATCGAGGTATCTCCCCTTCCCATCCGGGTGGGCACGCACAACTCCATATTGGTGACCATGAAACTCATCTACATCACCAAATCCCAAGCGTTTATAGATTTTTCCTCTAGTGTTTGGAAGCGGAACTTCTGGGGGGTTTGTATACCAGTCATACCCTTGCGTGAAGACAGCAAGACGTTCCGCCCTTTCGAGCTGATCCTCAGCGTTCAGGCTGTCCCAATAATCTCCAGGTGTAGAATAGGATTGAGAGCCATCCGCAGCTGACCAAGGAAATTGATCAGAGTTCTGCTTAATCCAGTCCTCTCTTGCTTGCGCAAGAAACTTCCCAACACGCTCTTCTTCTGCAAACCCTCTTGCTACCTCTTCGGCTTGGGTGACACGCCTTTTTGCTGCCTTACTACCTCTTACGGAGTCATCGATTGGAGCATTACTGAGAATAGTCCCAGGCTCCATTGTTGACAGCCACTTGTTGAATGTAGATATTACCTGCTTTCCGCTATACCCAATCTTTGAGGATTCCCAGCCGACATCCCAGATGGATGTGCCGAGATTGTCTAGGGTAGTAGCGTATTGAGGCGTGGCAAACTTTTCCTTTCTGAATCCAAATGCAATTGAATTGTCTTTGCCTAGGTCCAGCTTCTGCGTAACAAAGTCAGTAAGACCCATCAACGTGGACATGGGCATATTACGCTGAAGCGCAAATTGCTGATCCTTCAAGCCGGACGTAAATTTCTTAAGTTCCTCAAAAGATCCAAAAGTACTAGTCCAGTTTCGTGCTGCCTCATCAATCTGCCGATTAAGATCCTGCCACTGCTCGGTTAGAGCATTTACATCTACAGGGTCCTCTTGCGCTTTAACGACCGGTACGCTGCTGTCAATATCAGCAACATCATGAGGTTCTGCTAGATCAGAATACTTAGGTGTGTTGACATTGCTGATGGTCTCCCTAACTTCTGCTGAGTTGGTGCCCAGCACACGGGCGACTCGCTCATAAACAGGGGAAAACTTTTCAGCTGCTATTGGAGCAACACGCTTTAGTATTTGATCTGCAGCTATGTTGATTCCGAAGTTCTGAAGAAAGCCGATACTTCCTGTTAACGCCTTACCAGTGATGGTTTTACCTTCAATCATCTCCTGGGTGAGCTGGGTGCCGTCATAACCCAAGTAGGAGGCGAGGTTACCCACTTGAACAGCAAGTTCGCGTCCAGCAATCAGCTCGTCAACGTTGTCCTGCGCAACGGTTTCAGCAAATGATTCAACACCTAGAGCTGTCGTTGTAGCTGCAGCCGGACCAAATGCACCACCAGTCAATATCGAGGGGAGGACAATCTCGGTAATCTTAAAGATTGTATCGCTGACGGGATGGTCTTTAACGATTTCAGGAGAACGGGACCATGGTGCATTTTGACCAGCTAACGAGGCAGCAAGTGTAAATGGCAGCGCAATGCCAGCTTGCATACCTGTAGAAACGGCCTCGAGGTTCGTGTTTAAACCCTGCGCGGCTTGTTCAAATGAACTCCCATTCTCCTTAACTTCGTTTGCTCTTTGCTCTTCAAATTGTTTAAGCTCTCCAGAACTCTTAACAAAGTCGTCAGTTGCCTGTGTTGCAGACTTAACCGGGCCAAAGTTCTGAGGGGTGATCTGATTTATCCCAGCAGCAATTGCGTTAAGACCATCGCCAACTGCATCATTAAATGCGTAGTTAAGAGCTTGGCCAACTTGAGTAACGAACCCATCCGGTCGTTGTTGTGGCTGTGCTGTCTTAGCTACATCACGAGGGGTCTGAGGGACAGCCGCAGCTGCCTGACGCTTTTGCTCTTCATCTTGACGACGGACCTCAGCCCGACGTGCTTCTAGCTCAGCTTTGCGCCGTTGCTCCTCATCATAGTTGTAAGACATTTCCTACTTAAAAGACACATGAATGTGATCGTCATGATCTGGGATGGCGTTACTCCCAGGCCTACCAATGAATCTGCCATCTCTATAGAACCCCTTCTTATTCCAGTAGAGTTCTGCGATGCCCAACTGGGCTTGATTAGAGACCAGATAATTCCACGCCTTTGAGAGTTGCTGTGGTGTGTTGTGGGACAGTGCGATGTCCAATGCCTGGTTACTATGGTGAAGAGAGCCTCCTGTGCGGCCACTTACACCTGCTGGAGCTACACGTTGACCACCAGAAGCCACATAGCCACGATCTAGGTCAAAGTTTGGGTGCTGCCAAACACCTGAAACACCCATACTCAAAAGATTTCGACCGACATTTACAGTACGTTTGACGGCCGGTTGAGACAGTCCACTGTAAGTACCTTGATTCTCTAGTTGCTTTAAGATCCGATCTGCGTAGGTAAACCGACCACCAACATCCCCATAGACCCAATACCCATACACAGCCTGCTCAAGCTGCCTAGGAGTTGAGTTCGGGTTCATAAAGGTACGCCATGCCTGTGGATAGTTCTTACGCATATCCATAATCATGTAGTCCAACTGCTCCGCATCAGAGATACGAGTAATTGGTCTACCGAAGTGCTTTTGAATTGCGTCGAGGCGACCTGCCCTCCAACTTGCTAATCCACCGGCCTTAGCCCCTAAGTCATCCCACGGAGCTTTTTGCCCGTTAAAGGTTCCATTCTCCTGCTGTAGACTTCCGCTCATGTAGGCGGCTGCCTTAGTTGGAGTCCCATGACGTGACTTGAGATAGTTAGCAACCTGAAGTGGGTTGGTAAAGTCTCCATTCGCAGGGAGACTACCGCCCATGCTCACAGGTGCCTGAAGCATCTTTGGCTCTTGGCCGTAAGCCCTCAGTTGACTGTTGAGCAACGCCAAAGGAGTTACGTTCAATTCCTGAGCACGTCTAGATAGAACCTTCTGAACATCACCCCTGTCCCATGCTTCGGAGAGAATTGCGACTTGGTCTTGGTCAAAGACCTTGTCTCCACGGTTTAGTCGGAACTGCGAACGAATTGTTGGGCCAACAGCCTGACTCCCCGAGGTGAATCTTGTCCAATCACGGCTACCTGTCCACTTGTCTGTATCAGGGCTATAACTCAATTTCTGAGGCAGAGCCTTGAGACGGTTAAGTGGAGTTTTGTTGGTTGGGTCGGAGAGATTACCAGTAACAGTTGGAACGTAGTATTTGCCAGCTGGATCGCCTACATTTGCTTTAAAGAAGTCTCGCTCGACATCTGATAAGGCAGTGGTAAGCGATGGACCCTTTAGATCGGGATTCTGTTTACGAAAAAGGATAAGTTGAGCCTCAAGATCAGACTTGTACTGAGCCTGAATACGCTTAACCTGATCCAGCGGCAAGTAGGGTGTATTAACACCAGGGATAAAAGAACCTGTAGGATCTTTCTTCCACCCCGCTACTTGTTCAAGCTTGACGTTAAAGGAGGTAGAGCCGGCACTAAGGGTGTCTTGTACCTCTGAAGAACGCTGCGTCTCAGCAGACTTGAGCATACCCTCAGCCGTTGAATAATCCTCCGGCTTCATCATGCTTCGATAACGCTCAAGCTCTTCTGTTGAAGAGATCTCTCTCTCTTGAATTGCCTTGAAAACTTGAGCTTTGGTATATTGAGAGTTCTGAGGCTGACTTAAATCGTAGGCAGTTTGACTGATCTTGTAGGACTCTTCATAGAAGCCAGCCTTGGCGAAGATATCCTGATGCCTTGCGATAATTTCCTGTCTCTGAGATGGGTCTTGAACACCATTCAGCTCTTTGTACAGGTTCTGATTCAAGGTGATAAGTTGTTGGCGCTTGAGCTTTTCACCCTCGCTTTGTGCAAGCTGCTTAGCAGCCTGAAATTCAGGACCAAAGCTTTTACCTAACTGAGTACCTTCTTGTCCAGGTATAGCAAGCACAAGCTCAAACTGCTTTATCCGCTCCAGCCCATCGGGCTCCAAAGCAATCCTTCCGAGCAGTCTTGTCAGGGTCCATGCATTTTCCTCTCGAGCACTGTTGAAGCCGTGATCTTTCAGGCGTGTTTCGGAGGAAGCTTTTTCCCAAAGCTGTTGGTTGTTAAAGCTTTTAGTACCGTATAGATTGTAAATATAACTCTCTGTCCCAAGCCTGTTATCCTGCTGTTGCGTTTTAATGGCTTGATTGACAACCGTATAACGTATCTCATCATCAGCAGCTCTCAGGGTTTGTGCATACATGAGCTGTGTATTGCGGTCTGCATTGAACAACCCAGTCATGCCAAAGTACTGTCGCTTAAGCTCTGAGATGAGCCTTGTAGCTTCAGTTAAATTCCTTGCCTTGAGATTTGACGGCAGCTTATTTAAGGCTTCCAGCAGAAATGGTCTGTAATTGCTCACGGCCTCCGCTGCTGAAAAGCGCATGCCCTCCAACTGCTTGAAGATCGAACTGTCCTGCAGCTGCATGGCCAGTGAGCGACTTTCTACATCGCCACTCTTCCGTAAATCGTTCGCAACTGCTGTTGTTCCTTGAGCGTCTGCTGTGATAGCTGCTTGCTGCAGACCAACATTTTGTTGTTCTTGCGGAGTAACATTCCAAGCAGACTCAATAAAAGCATTCTCTTTCTGCGACCTATCCTTAAGCTCATTGATTTGCTGAAAGGATTGAACGGCTGTCTGAGAAAAGCCAAGCAAACCAAGCAAAGCCTTGCTGGTAGTAGCTGACTGAGTTTGAGAAAGAGAAGCGTTGTAACTTGCAATTTCCTTGTTAGCCGCCAAGAGTCGATTATCAATCTCCATTTGGCGGTTAGCAGCACGAGCCAAGACTTCGACTTGAGCTAGTTGTGCTGCAGACTGCTGTTTGATTTGCTCAGAAGGATCATATGAACGAACAGGTTCATAGGCTACCGACTGGGCTTGAGGCTCAAAATTAGAACCATATTGATCAGGCGAATAAATTCGACCTTTAACGTCCTGAGATCTCTTTTCCATTATGCCCATCGATACGAAGGAATGCCGAGGCCTAGATTTGTACCAATTCCTGTAGGTTCGGGTGCAAAGCGAGGAGCCTGCACAGGAGCAGAGACCCTAGATAGCGCCATGTTGTTGTCAGACTCTTGCTTAAGCTGAGCCATAGAAACATTTACGCCATACTGATCGGTGGCGCTCCGAAGAGATGCGGACTGTTGAGCAGCAGCAATTCCGGCTTGGCGTTGGGTGTCCATTGCAAGAAGACCCACCGATTGGCCAGTAGCACCTGTAGAAAGAACACGGCCAAGGGATCCGATTGACTTGGCATAGATCTCTTGACTCTTAAAAGCCGCCTTGTCGCGAGCCTCTTTAAGCTTCATCTGCTCAGCTGTATAAACACGATTTACGGCTTCACTGCTGTTAAATACGTTCTGGTTGTAAGCAAGCATTTGCGCTTGCTGAGCACGGACATCACCCTGATGCTTGATGGCCTGAGCCTCTCGCTCGTAGAATGCTTGGCGTTGAGCATTTTGGTAAGCGAGATTGTTTTGTTGCTGGGTAGCTGCAACCTGATAATTAAATTGAGCCTGCTGTACTTGCTGTGCTTGTGCCTGTTGGTAGTAGCTAAGGCCAAGACCTGCAACAGAAGTGAATGCTCCAAAGGCAGCAGCAGAAACACCAGCAGCTGCACTGGCCCCCATGCTGGCAACACTTGAGCCAGCAATCGCAGCGCCTATCGCTGGGATGCACATAGTTTTACTATCTCCAAATAAGGAAGGAAATATGGTCTGGTATTAACTACCCGCAATGCTTTAAAGCCCAGCATTTTGAGTAGCTTGTGGTGGTAGTGGTTCCTTGCGTCTGCGAGGTTCCACAGAAGCTCATAGTTCTGTTCGTGCTCTGAGAGCCACCTACGAGCCCCTCTAACGAAGGTGTGAGGCT